TTCTACTACCTCCTTCATTGGTAGGGGATCTAGAATAAACAGGATAACTTGCATCTTGATTTGCCGTACTATATGCTTGAGGGTATTCGTTAAGATAATTGTACCCGTGTGTTGTATAAGATTTTTTAGTTATGTCATGAACAATCAAATTTGAATTTAACATCCCTGCCATCTGGTCTTCCATTTGATTATTATTACTCATATTATAAGTAATAACAGTCTCCAAATTTTCCATAATATTTTCCACACCAGAAGTTGATGATCTGGAAGCTGCCTCTGGTTTCACATTATAAGACCATGAAGAACCTCTTCTAAAACAACTATCTAGACTTCTGAAGTGATAACCTCTAAAGGATTCCCAAAAAAGAAAATTAGGTGAAGAAATTGGTTCTTTTGTTATTGCTTGTTTGGTCATACGAGTGATAACTTCAAAGGGGGTTATATTCGGTGCGATTATTTTCTTATTACCACTAGAAGGTTCTATCCATCTTTCTTTAAGACTATCTACTCTGTCCAACATTAGACTTACGATGGCATCGCAAGATCCATTAAGTGCTTCAGAAATCAATACCCTACGATTCCTTATTGCTTCTCCTGATATGAAATTAAATGTTACTGACTCAGACCCTGTACCAAAATTAACCTTACCTACAGAATATATATGAAACACATTCTCAGAATAATCTATGGTACTTTCTATTTTTCCAGGAAGAGTTGGTGTTTTTAATATCAATCTAAAATATTCTTGACCAATGAGAGGAGTTATAGATGATATAGCTGCTTGATCGTGTAATAGACATTCACCTTCAATCCAAGGACGATCAACATCTTCATAAAGAGTTATTGACATGAGATTAGGTTCAATACCAACCGACTTGCCTTCACTAGAAAGTATTTCTGCTAACTCTACTTGAAATTGCCCTGCATATTCTATTTTCTCTGGCATTATAAAATACTCGCATCCATAAGACCTTCAAATTCATTTACTAACTGCGAAACATAAACAGGGTCTAATAATCTTATTTGTCTAAGAGTGTCTTGTCTGTCCTGTTCATATTCAAAGTTTGTAACAGTTGAGGCAGATGGATAATCCGTATTGTCTGTTCCTATGTTTATCTTGATTGTATCCTTGCCTGAAGTTTGAGCAATTTCGTAGTGATGCAATGCATCGGGGTCAGCATATTTTTCATTGATAAATTCTAGAAATTGTGGAGTACTCATCGGCCAACCATGATAACGATCTGTTACATTGTTTATAAACAATACAACCCAATGTAACTCAGGATCACCATATAACTTGAATGCTATATCTTCTGGTTTTTCCCCTTCTTTAACATCATACGTATCATAAAGCAAGGTATTAGTTCTAACTCCAGTTCTAAGAGCAACACGTTTGAGCATATTTGTTGCAATGTCAAAGTCACCATCGCCCTTTGCATCATAAAGTATATGTGGAAATTTACTAAAATACATTATTAATATCCTTGACTTATTCTGTTTTTTGTCATAATCTCCATTTCTTTAAATGCGAGAGTTAAAGTAGTTCTTTGGGGGGGATTTCCTGATTGATCCATCATATTTTTAGTAGAACCATATGCAACATAACGATCTCCACCATATTGAACAGAAACATTAGAACAAAAACACGTGGATATTTTATTAAGGAAATTATTTTCTGCTCCTTGATACATATACTCTATATCGAATGTGTCTGGAATTGTCATGGATCTTCCCGTTGATTTTTTTACGACACGTTTGTCTGTCCCCCCTCCAGAACGTCCACCAGACCGTTTGCCGTCACCTTCGACTTCCCAACTGTCGGCCCATTCTGGTAGGGCATGATATTTAAACATATATATTATCTTCTCTATTACCTTTGCTTCTTGTTCACTTTTGGGTATAAAAACAAAAGTGTAAGTAAATTCTCTGCGGGTGACACCCTCAAAAGAAAGTTCCATCTTATTACTAATAATTCTTCCTGATTTTACTTGCATCAACGCACGTATTCCTGGGGCAACGGCATCCATTGTTTTATATGCCGCCTTCTTTGCCATATCTGTAAAATCATCAAATATACCTTTTCCCAAATTCACTCCTTCACCAGATGCCAATTGTCCTGCCATTGCCTTTTCTACCATATCAACAGTGCCAATTATTGCTCCAGCCAAACCACCGACATCTACATCAGTATAATTTGGAGTATAATTTACAGAAACATTTGGGGGCATATATAGTGCTATAGATGTTTGAATCCGTTTTGTGGGAGCTGTTTTTTGTGAATACATAGAGTTCACAGGAGCACTGTTTATTGCAGATGCTTTAGAACCTGTCTTTTTAAGTCGTGCCAATTTTCTGGTCTGATCGACTATCCCGATATCGGCATCTGCCTGATCAAATTCATTCAATGCCCCTATTTGTAAACTTTTTCCTGCAAGTTGAGCATCAATTCCTTTGGTAATGTCAACCATATTTCCTGCATGTTTACTGTTCTTGATCTTTCCTTGTTTCATTTCATTGATATGAAAAAGAATGTAATGACCCTGCATAGGATCACCTTCCACATTCAAAGGATACTGAAGATTTTGAGTATAAAAATTTGATTTTCCACCAAGAAGGGAAGTTGGGGAAGTATCCATCCCCTTTCCTATCATACCTTTTATATTAGAAACGGCATTACCAACGGCGCCTTTGATGACACTACCTAATTGCCCTGCTACTACTTGTCTTAATGGTCCCATGCCTAAATATCCTTACGGAAGTATTTATACAAGATGGCATACAAAGGTCGATTTAACATAAGCAATCCTTCAAAATATAAAGGTGATCCTCAAAGGATCATCTACCGTTCCCTATGGGAACGTAAGTTTATGGTATACTGTGATACCAATGATGCCATTCTTGAGTGGGGAAGTGAAGAATACATTATCCCCTATTTATCTCCTTGGGATGGTCGTATGCATCGATATTTTCCAGATTTTTACATTAAAGTACAGCAAGCAGAAGGCACTACCAAAAAGTATATCATAGAAGTCAAACCAAAAAAGCAATGTGGACCCCCCGTGCAACCCAAGAGAAAAACAAAGAGGTGGTATAAAGAAACAAAAACATGGGGGATTAATTCAGCAAAGTGGAAATATGCAGAAGATTGGTGTAAAAATAACGGCATGGAATTTAAGATATTAACAGAGGATCATTTGGACATTCGGTATAAATAATAACATGGCACAGAGTAAATATATACAAGCAGTAATAAAGGCACAAGGTGGAAGACCACGTTCCACGGAGTGGTATAAAGATAAAATACAAGAATTGGGCAAAGCAGGGGCAATGGATTTAATTCGAGATGGAAAAAGAAATGCAAGACCTTTCTATGGTAGACTTAATATGTTCTTCTATAATCCAAAACATAGAAAGACTCTACCCTATTATGATACCTTTCCCTTAGTGTTGCCATTAGAAAAATATCCTGACGGGTTCCTTGGAATTAATTTGCATTACCTTCCAATACCTATGAGAATTAGACTTCTAGATCGTTTGGTAGATTATTCTAATAACACCAAATTTGATGAGTCTACCAGATTAATAGTCAATTATAAAAAATTGAAGAATGTAAAATTTATTAAACCAACAGTACATAGATACCTTGCAGGACATGTGCAATCACAGTTCCGTAGGATAGATGCTGATGAATTTACGGTAGCAACTTTGTTACCTGTACAGAGATTCAAGAAAGCATCTGCATCAGAGGTATGGAAAGATTCTAAAGGAATGATCTAATGGCAAATTTCGAAGGACTAGGATACGGTCTGTTAAACGATGCTTTGGGATTTTTACGTTCCGATGAAGGGTTTGCATTACCAAGTAGATATGAAATAGAAATAGGGCAACCCACTACTTTCAAGGGAACTGGTCCAAGTGGTGGTGGTAGTGGTGGTTTACTTGGAGCTGCTATGAAATTTCTCCCTTCTGGTTTAAAAGGAATCGTAGGTGGTTCAAAGGGTGATGGATTAAGGACTATCCTACTAAGAGCAGAATCTGTTCAACTTCCTGGTAGAAATTTAGCAACAGGAGATGACCCAAACATATATGGGCCTATCAGATCAGTTGTCGAAGGTGTTAATTTTGCAGAGGATATCAACATAACATTTCAATGCGGTTCAGAATTAGGGGAAAGAAAATTCTTCGAAGCATGGCAAGAAGCATGTTATGAAAGAGAAACCTGGAATTTAAAATACTATAACGACTATGTTGGTTCTCTATCTATCTATATGCTTGATACTCAATCTAAAAGAAGGTATGGTCTAAAATGTATGGAAGCATATCCTAAGTCAGTAGGATCAATAGACTTAAATTATGCCCCTGCCACTGATATAGCAAAAGTAACAGTCTCTTTTGTTTTCTAC